GATTGAGTACATTCGTGCCAATTATGGTTATTTTATTTCTAGTACTGTTATTGATGACCAGTTGGCAGCTCGTGACATTGATTATACAAGGCTGCCGCAATATCTCAAAGACAAAATTGATAATGCTTTTGAATGTCATTAGAAAGGACTTATCTTGAAGTTAGCTACCCCTTTTCAATTACATTGTAAATATGAAGATGTAATTGATGAATGGAATATTAATTATGACCCTTATAAATACACAAAGACTGATAAATTAAATCAAGCAGCAGACAAAAAGGAAGAAAGTCAAATGCTGTTTGATAAACTTATTTCTTTTGTGGAAGAGTATTCGCACAAAAGAATTAATATTTCTATTACAGATACAGATATTCCTATTAATCATCTTGTAACTTTAAATAAAATACATGATAATATTTATGTAAAATTAAGTATATATCAAGCATATTATGCAGAAAAGTTAAAGGAAAAGGAAATAAAATTCTTTTTTGATAATACTATTCCTGTATCTACTTTTACTCTTTTGGATGAACTTATTAAGATTGGTGTAACAGATGTATATATTGCCGATGATTTATGTTATCGTCTAGACGATGTATCCAAGAGATGTAAGAAAGATAACGTGCAAATTAGGTTAATTCTTAATCGTATCCCCGCAACCACCCCACGTGCGGATGTTGATATACATAGTCCTATCTTTACTCCGCGTCATTTTGAAGCATTAGATGAATATATAGATGTGGCAGAGTTTGATTGTCATTATGATAATGAATCAGATGCTTATAATTGGAGTGTCTTTAATGTACTATATAAATCATGGTTTATTAAACATGATTGGTACAATGATTTGCGGGAGATTAATAAAGACCTAGCTATTTTTTATCCTGTGCGGCAGGAGATGCCTCTATTTATTGAACGTAAAATGAATTGCGGTAGAAAATGTGCTTATGAAGATACTTGCCATAAGTGTGAAACTATTATTGAGCTTGCAGAACTTTTATATGATGATGGGGTATATGTTAAGCGGGGCAAAATTGAATAATTAAGTATTAAAAAAACTGAAATAAAACTGGAATATATAAGATAGAAAATGAGGCATAATACATGAAAAAAGTTTTAGGAATACTTATAGCAGTTTTAATTGTAACCGTTTGTAGTGCTATGTTTTGTATACTTATAACTGAAACAGATATAAAGTATCCTGCTGAACTAACTATGGAAGATATAGGCGAGCGCAATATAGACCTAGAAGGGTTTGAAAACCTAGAAACATGGTATACGGCGTATACAATGAATAAGCAAGATTATGACGGCCGCACAGCAAGTATAAAAGAAGAATATGGTGATTACGTCACTGAAGAACAAGAAAAAGAAATGACTGATTTAGAAAATCGAATTCTAAATGCGTCAAGTGTGGCAGAACAAAAAGAAGCGATTAAATCATTTGAAGCTATAGTTGAGGAAATTCAAGCTGCTAAAGAAGAAGCTGAAGCAGCTTGGGCCGCACAACAAGCATCATATTATCAATCAAGTTATAGTAATGAATCTTATAATGGTGGAGGTTCATCTTATAATGGTGACCCATCATCATTTAAGAGTCAAGGTGTTATATATGATGGTGGTACGCGGTATACATGGTATAGTCAAAATGTATTACCGGGTAATGGTTTAAATATTCCTGGTAGACATGTTGGTGATGATGATTTAATTTATGATAGTGATGGATATGTAGTTGTTGCATCAAGTGACCATAGTAAAGGCACAGTTGTTGATACACCCTTTGGTGAGGGGAAGGTGTATGATGATGGATGTGACAGTGGTACAATAGACGTATATACGAACTACTAAGGAGATAAAATGAGTAATGCTCAAGGTATGACAATTAATTATTCTATGGTAACTGACGAAAAGGGTCAGAAGGAAATTGGTTTCCGATATAATGATAGTGACGGTATTAATATTGATAAACATTATACTGGTACAAGGGAAGATGATTTACTAAGTAAGTTGTGTTATGATGTTGTCAAGGATATGCAGAAGCAGACCGCCGCAATTAATAATGCTAAGAAAAAGAAGATGTTTACTGAAAAGAAAAAGGCAGATTCTAAGAATAAAAACTATGATGAAATTATCAAGCAACTTCAGCAAGAGCTAAAGGTAGCAAAAGAGGAAAATCAATCTCTAAAAATTGATAATGAAATTCTCAACAAGAGGATTCAGGATAATTTAAATCCACAACCTAAAGAGCAGAAGAAGCAAGAGAAAGTTGAAAAGACATCTTTAGATGATTTCTTCTCTACTCTTCTTGATGATGATTTTGATAAGACTCTAGATGATTTTGTCAAGAAGTTTCTTGTTTAGTTAAAACTTAAACAGTTTTTAGGCGCGGTGTCTGTCTGACGACGGATGCCGCGCTTATTTTATTTATAGACAAAACTTTCTTTTTATTATATAATATAATATATAGGAGGAAAGTTATGATTATTGTTAATAATACTTTTATTTACGACAGCCGCACGGCTGTAGATTTTCTCTGTTCTCTTGGAATGGATAGAGTTGATATTGAAGAGATGATAGAATTTTTAAGTGAACAGTACAGTACTAGAACAGTGAAATTTTGGGAAAATGAAGCAAAGGAATGGGAACATGAGAGCGCAAGAGAATATGAATTGCGTAACAGTCTTATTTGTGAGGTACAGAATTTGGCGGATGAACTCGCTACTGGTAAGGGCGGGACTAAGGCACAATATGCGGATAGGTTTCTAAAAGCCTGCGAGTTCTATGCTTAATAATTCTTATAGACAAAATTCATTTTTTGATATATAATATTTATATAGTGATAATCGGGTATCGTCTAATGGCAGGACTTTAGACTGTTAATCTAACTATCGTGGTTCGAATCCACGTACCCGAGCCATGCGCTCGTAACTCAGCTGGTAGAGTTGCAGACTTTTAATCTGTGGGTCCAGGGTTCGATCCCCTGCGGGCGCACCAGAATATTAAACCGGGGATGACTGGTTTCGACATATAACAATTGTAGTAATTGCGAATCGTGCTGCCGCACGTAAATCAGGTAATTTTAAACTTTAATTGGCGAATTTGAATACGCATTAGCGGCTTAGCCGTTTGATTATTTAATCTTGCTCTTGGGTTTTATAATCTTTTTCGAGTAAAGAGCTACATTTTATATTATTTTGTAGAATATAAAATTAAGATTTATACAAATAGATTTTGTATAGTTTGTTTGTAGAATATACAAAATTGAATTTGAAATACAAACTATATTCGTAGACGTTATGAGAATTGTTATCTGGACCGGAGTTCGATTCTCCGCATCTCCACCACCTACCTGTAGCGCAGTTTGGTAGCGCACTTGCCTTGGGAGCAAGCTGTCGGCGGTTCGAATCCGTCCAGGTAGACCAATGGCGGCGTATTCCGTTAAAGACGCGGGTTGGTCTGTAAAACCAATGGCTTAGTCCTGGTTGGGAGCGTTACCCAGAGCCGCCACCATATAATATTTTAGCCTTTACAAATGTATTTTGTAAAGGTTTTTTATATACTTTAATTTTAGAATTTTCATTTACAAAAACACAATTAGCCTTAAAAATTAATCAATTTTGTAATTTGGCCGTTAACACATAAAATTTATAGTATAATAATTATATATAAAGGAATTAGATTATTTTGTAAGGTGGTGTTAAATGAGAAAAATATTAATATTATTGGCAAGTTGTGTTTTATTTAGTTTTTATTGTGTTGGTTTTTGCTATGCAGATGAAATATCAGTTCCAGAAAAACCTAATATAGAAAATTTATCTGTGGAGGAAGCTAATCAATTAATTACTGAATATAATAATCAAGTTGATATTTATAATCAACAAATAGATAAGAATTATCAAAATGAAATTGAAAAAATTGATTTACATAATCAACAAGTAGAGCAGCAGTATGCCACAGACCAAGAGCAATATAATAGTGATTATGCTCAATATGAAAAAGATAAAGCATTTGAAGACCGTATTATAGCTGATCCTCGATATGATAATATTGAACAATATAATGCGGCAGTCACAAATTATAATAATCAAGTTGAAAGATATAATACTTCAGTAACTACTTACAATGAAAGTGTAGGAGTTACTAATGAAATTGCTATTAGTTCTGTAGAGCAAAATCAAAATACGCCCGCAGTTAATATTAATGATACTTATACTATTACTCCGGGGCAAACTCAATCAGAACATTCTATTCCAGTACATCTAGAACATAATTTTGTGGGCACAAATGTTTCTTATAGTACAGATTTTTATATTAATAGTAATGATATTATAACTTTTACTGGTATTGCTCCACTTACTAAAGTTCCTGTAGAAACTTTATGTTTATTCTTTTATAATACAGATAATGCACATCAATTAGGCGTATGGAGTAATTCATGGTCTTATCTTGCTTGTGATGGTGAACACATCCAAGATTGGAATTGCGGAGATACACATACTGTATCTTTTGATAGTAATAAATCTTATGTATGGCAATTTGCACAAATTAAGATGATTTATAATTACTTATGGATTCCTTTATATAAACCGTATGATTATGCGGAGTATGCTAATGTTCCTGTAAAGCCAGAAGAGTCGGTTATGGGAGAGCTATTAAGCTATCCAGTTAAACCAACGCACCTACCTTATATGGACTTAATCGTTGCAAAAGAAGTATCAAAAAATAATATTGAAACTGAAATTATAGATAATGATACGCCGCAAGCTGCTGGTATGATTCGTAGTCTTATCCCGCAAGCCTATGCAGAGGAAATTGTCGATGATGGTGTGCCTCTGTATTCTACAGGACCTAATGCCGCAGACCACTGGGCACTATTAAATCTAATTCTTATGTTTGTTAGTATTATGATGCTTATTAGATTCCGTCAGAGGAAGAATGACGAACATCAGTACAAGCGCCGCGGTAATCTTTTAACTGTCATTTGTGCAGGACTTGGCGTTATATTATTCATCGTGACTGAAAATATTTATGCGCCAATGGTGTTTGTTGATGAATATACTCTCTATCATGTTATTTTGACTCTTGGAGCGATTGGAACAAGAGTGGCTAGTAAAGATAAAGAAGTTGAAGCCAAGTAGACAAAATAAATTTTTTATGATATACTATATATGTAGGTAAAAATAGAAGGGTATATTATGATTGATTTTATGATGTATTATAATAACAATGAAGGCTTAGATATTTTATATACTGTTGATGAAGATACTAATTTATCAGAACTATTTGCCAAGTTCGTAAACATGACCCGTATGATAGGTTATCAACCGGGGTCTTGAGACAGGATTATTGAAGAACTTAATAAGTATGGCGTCAAGGATGGAGATTATAGTATTTTTGAGTGGGCAGATAATGTAATTTATAGTTAAACTATAAAAATTTGTGGACAAAACAAAAATTTTAGTATATAATATATATGTAAGTTAAAAAAGGATAGTTTCCTCTATCCTGTATGAGCTTAGCTTTGTGCTCTCCGAACAGAACAAAGCATACTTCCAAACCTTGTAAGAGGACGTGGGGTCGTAGCCCACCCTTTCTCTGTGGAGGATGCGTGGCTGAGCTGGTTTAAAGCTGAGGAAGTATATTGGATGCGTGCGGCTAACGAGTAATGTCGGTCACTAAGTGCGTAGGTTGAGCACGTGTCTCGCACACCTGGTGGGTTGAAGCAGGGACGCCTAGCACCACCAAGTCCAGGGGCTGGACTAGACTATAAAATAAAAACCAGTATTTTCCACTGAGATTATAGGATAAGTACCTAGTACGAACTATAGTCTCTGTGGAGGATTTTTTTTATGTGCCATTGTGGCGCAACGGTAGCGCGTCCGCCTTGTAAGCGGGTGGTTGGGGGTTCGAATCCCTCCAATGGCACCACTATTACAGAAAGAGGTTTAAATGAGCAAGTTAGGTCTATCTTCTCCGTGAGTTAATTTTTATCGAGAGATTGAAGCTCTTTTTGCAAAGGACCCAGAGGTAAAAGTCGTTTTCAATGAAGATGATAATGATATTAAGCTATATGTAGATAATTTAGCTAAGGCAGATGCTTTAGCTCAACTTTTACCTGTTGAGCGTACTTTTGGTAACGTGACAGTTACTGTCACTGTAGTCCCCGCAAATAAAGAGTCTGCTTCTAAAATTCAACTTTTTCGTACAGCATTTGAAGGCAATGAAGCGTTCAGTTATACTGCAACTGCGGAAGGTATATATACGAATCCGATTAGCTATGTTGTTTTTGAAAATGAAGTAGTACAATATTGGAATGATGATTTAAGTGATATTAATGGTCTTTGTTCTACACTTTACCAAGATATTGCTGCAAATGTTTTTGAAAATCATGAAGGCATTTACTTCTGCACCGACTTGCCTAATTAATAATTCTTATAGACAAAACTCAATTTTTAATATATAATATATATATAAGGTTGAGAAAGAAAGGTTTTGATGTGGCTAGAATTGCTTACAAAGTGTTTGACCCGGAAGGGAACCACATCAAGACTTTTTATGATCGTAAAGAGTTGAAAGCTTTCCTTGAAGGAATTAATTGGCATATTCCTTCTTGGCATTACGATGAACTTTATAAATACCAGTCGTTTGTTATTCATGACGACGACAATGAATAGGTATTGGTCATAGTGGAATAACACTTGCGGCAGCAAGACCACTATGAAACCCCTAGGCTTGCGGGCACTAGGGTTATTATGGGGTACTAGCTCAGCTGGTTAGAGCGCTGGCCTGTCAAGCCAGAGGTCGCGAGTTCAAGTCTCGTGTATCCCGCCACATGGGGGAGTAGCACATTAGGTACGGGCACTTGGCTTATAACCGAGAGGCACAGGTTCGAATCCTGTCTCCCCTACCATATATATATATAAGCGGGTGTGGTGGAACGGAATACACTCTGGTCTCAAAAACCAGCGCTGAAACACGCATGTCGGTTCGAATCCGACCACCCGTACCAAAAAAATACTCTGCCATTTTGGGCAGATTTAAGTTGACTCCTTATTTTTATTTTGATATAATATAGATAAGGAGTTGATTTTATATGAAAAAATGGGAAGCATATACAAAAAATGAATTACAACTTTTAGCTAATGAATGTTATTCATATAGAGCTTTAGCTGAAAAAATTGGATATAATCCAAATGGTGGCTCTGGTATTAGAGCTGTTAAAGATATGATTATTTTATTAGATTTAGATGTATCCCATTTTACTGGACAACAGTGGAATAAAGGTAAGACTATGAAAGATGATAGTCGTATACCTTCTGCTGAAAAGTATAATATTGAGGATATTTTTATTCCAAATAGTCCTGTTACTCAAAAAGTTATACGAGGATATGTAGAGCGTCATCATCTTCTTGAATATAAATGTCAAAATTGCGGATGTGATGGTCATTGGCAAGGAGGACAAATAGCTTTACAAATTCATCATATAGATGGAGATAATAAAAATCATTCCTTAAATAATTTACAATATTTATGTCCAAATTGTCACGCTTTAACTGATACTTATGCGGGACGTAATAAACGCAAAGGATAATATATGGATAGAATCGCAGCTTATTGTGGCACTCGTAGTATATATGGAGACGTATTAACATCTACCAAGGCTTTAATTGCCAACAGTGCCGTTGATACAGTGCATATATTTATTGAAGATGATGATATTGGGGAGGAAACACCCGATATTATCGTTTTTCATAATGTCAGTAATCAAACATATTTTCAACCTGAAACTCCAAATATGTTAGATGATGACGATTATATGCAAATGATGTATATGGCTTTATGCCATGAACTATCAGAAGATAGTGTATTAGCATTAACTTATAATGCTATCCCGCAAGAAGATTGCACAGAAATTTGAGATATTGATTTAGAAGATTACTATTTCTCTAGTGTTCCGATTATACGTCGTAGCACTTATAATGCTTTATACTGTGATTTTAGTGTCGTATATTTTAATCTTGCTAAGTTGCGGGAAGGTAAAGCAGACGAATGTATAGAAGTCTTAAATCATGCATTTTTCCCGTGTAAACATCAAGATGTATGCAATTATCTGTGTCAAGGCTATATACACGAAATGTCTTCTAAGTTTAATACAACTCGTTTCACTACGCAAAATAGGTATGCACCACCCATTATTTCATTTCCTAATACTGCTTATAAGAATTGGGTAAATAAAGGCGTTGTTTCTAAATGGCGTGAAATGAGTTGGGATAAAGTTATGGAAAGACATAATGCGCTAGTAGAACAGTATGCGGAGGTTGAATAATTATGAAAAGAGTCGCCGCATATACAGGCACCCGCAACATATATAAAGATATGATATTGTCTGCTAAATCTCTTATAGCTAATAGTGCTGTTGATGAAGTTCACTTTTTTATTGAAGATGATGATATGGGAGTAGAATTACCAGATATGATTATCTGTCACAATGTAAGTGACCAAACATATTTCAAGCCGGGGACTCCCAATATGGAAAGTGGTTTTACATATATGGCGATGCTCCGCATAGCAATGTGCCACCTACTTCCTTATAATACTGCACTACTATTGGATTTTGACCTTGTAGTAGAACAAGATTGTACTGAAATTTGAAATATTGATTTAGAAAATTATTACTTCTCTTCAACTCCAGAACATCATCGTACGATGCATGGTTTATTATATTGTAATTTTGGTGTTGTATATTACAATCTCAAGAAGCTCCGCAACGGTAAAGCTGATGAATGTATTGAAGTATTAAATCATTCTAAATTTAATTTTGTAGAACAAGACGTATGCAATTGTTTATGCCAAGGCTATATACATAAAATGCCTGCTAGATTTAATAGTACTCGTTTTACTGATAAGACTGGTTTAAATCCTGTGATTAAACATTATGCGGGAGTCCCAAGACCAAAATGGATTAATAAACCAGAAGTTAAAAAGTGGCGTAATATGACTTGGGATGAAGTAATGCAACGTCATAGTCAAACTGTTGCAAGGTATCAACGTAGTAATTAATATACTTCTCGTTGGTGTAATTGGTAACACAACAGGTTTTGATCCTGTTATTCGAGGTTCGAGTCCTCGGCGAGAAGCCATTATAGTTTGTAGCTTAATTGGTAGAGCGGTGGATTCTGGTTCCATCAGGTCTTGGTTCGAGTCCAAGCAAACTAGCCAAGATAAAAAAAGTTTTTGACAGAACAAAAATTTTTGGGTATAATAATATTATTGAGAGTTAAGAAATTTGAAAATTAAATACAAAGACATTGCGGAGTAGAGTAATGGTGACTCAACAGGCTCATAACCTGTTAAATGCGGGTTCGAATCCCGTCTCCGCCACCACGGCTCGTTCGTCTAGTGGTTAGGATTACGCCCTTTCAAGGCGTAGAGCAGAGTTCAAATCTCTGACGAGCTACCAAAAAAAATTATGTTTAGCCAAAAAAACTTCTTGACTGAACAAAAAATTTTTGATATAATATATATTGTAAGGTTAAAGGAGAAAGAAATTTTCTCTTTGAGACTTCAGGGATGGATAAGGTAATCCCGTGCGGCAAGTGCCCAGATTCATTCTTTCATAAGAAAAACTCGGCAAACCGAGAGAAACTTATGTTAGAAGTCTCAAAAAGGGAATTTCATTCCCTACGAGAAATATCCTGCTCGTAACCGCAAGTGGATACAGGATGCAAGCCCTGGGAATACTGCCCCTGGTATGCGGGACAAAATACTGGGTCTACTCACCGACACGAGGCGTGGGTCGTAGCTGAGACGAGAGGAAAGCTGCGGTTGTTGGTTATCCTAGAAGGCAAAAACCAACCGAATTGAGCCACGTAGAAAGGCTTTGGGAGGTTGCGTTCCCCATATAGCGGGTGGTTCCCGCAAATGTGAAATAGTTTGGGTGTGTACTTGAACATGCCCCGAGACTTTCCTCGCATGTGAGACTCGTAAAATAAGTACATGCGAACCTTGGGTAGCGCGCCAAGCAAAACTTCGGGCACTGTGCTGGAAAGTCGCTCCGCACATTAAATATATGCGGCTCCAGGTGCTTTGTAGGTGTTGGCACTGGTTGAACGTGAAACCTTCAATTTGCTCTTTGACAAGGTTATATCAAAAACTCTGTGAAACATGTGTATGCGTAAGGCTATACGGTCATGTGCTTCTGTCACTTGAGTCGGATACAGGCTTGTGGGATACTTCAAGTTTAGGCTTTGCGGAGGTAGGCAACCAATCCGCAGAAGGAGTTAAATGACTCCAACAGAAAACAGAATGGCGCTCAAATGTTTTGCAAACAAAAAGCAATGTCTTGTCGCTTCCGCAATAGACGCCCCAGTGGGGAAGAACCGAGAACACTTATTAACAGGTGGTGCTGAATAAGAGAAAGCTCGGAATACCAACAAGGAAGTTCGCAGTTGCGGACGGTAACGTCCTAATAAGACAAGGTCAATGTACAAGTAGCCCAAATCTGCGAAGAACTATTTAACAGTATATGCTATTTTGGAATGTCATGTAATGTTTCTGAATAGTGGGTGAAAGTTGCGGGTAATCAATCCCGCGGTAGAGCTGGCAATTATGCTGGGGTGAGAAGCTATGGGGTCGCTCCCTGTGGTTCAGACTCATCTCCTACGTGGCTGAATATTGTGGCATTACAGGAGGGTACGGCGAAGGTCGCTCATAGTTTTTGATGTAGCCTTGTTGGAGGACAAAGTATATCGGGTTGTCAAAATTTTCTTTTGACAGCCCGTTTTTTTTATTATATAATAATTATAGTGAGAGAAAGGGAGATAATCATGGCTAAGAAGAAGAATAAGATTTCGTGCGGTGTTATCACGTCGATGCAGATTTTTGATGCGCAGAAGACCCAGTATAATGGGTTTGGCTGTGGTCATGGCCCGCACAAGTCAAAGAAGTCTTATAATCGGAAGGATAAGTCCTGGCGCAATGACCTCTACTAATGAAGTCATAGAATTTATTAATAGACGTTTTCCAGAAGATTGCTATTGATTAGATGGTAATTGTTTGTGGTTTGCGTTTATATTACAAAAACGTTTTCCAAATATGGAAGTTTATTATCTACCAATAAAAGGTCATTTTATAACTGGCCTTGATATAATAAAAAATGAATTACAAAATTCAAATATAAAGACTACGTATTTCGACTGGTCTGGCGTAATAGTACCAGAAGAAGAAGTTTTGTCTTTATCACAAATCAAAGAAGAAGATGAATTATGATATAAACATCTAATTCGAGATTGCTTTATGTAAACCGTCCAGTAATGGACGGTTTCCTTTTATATAGAGAAATGAAAGGAGGAATCAATGAGCCAATCAAAGACGAAATTAATCATTTTCTCTATAACACTTATCTTGGTTTTTATATTAACTTGTATTTTTGCAACACCTGCACATGCTTATCCTACAGAGGAACAGCAACAAATCTTAGCCGAGATTGAGCAATATCAAGTAAAATTAGATGAATTATCCAATGACTATAATGAAGCTATATTAAAGGGCGAAGAAGCTGAAAAACAAATTTCAAAACTTCAAAAAGAAATCAAGGCTACAGAACAAAAAATCATTTCCAACCAAGATAAACTAAAAACACAAGCAATTAATATTTATAAACATGGAGATATTCCTTATACTGAAGTATTATTAAATACTCAGAGTTTCGATTCTTTTGTTACCAATCTTAAATATTCAAATTCATTTGTAAATCAAACAAATGATTTAATTGCGGAGCAACAAAATTTAAAATCTCAATTACAAACAGATATAAAAGAACAGCAACAACTTAAAAAAGAAGCTGAAGAAGCAGCAACCGCCGCACAAGAAGCGATGGATGAAGCTAATGCTACAATTGTAGACCTAGAAAATAGATATATGGAAATTGATGCGGAGCTTGCTGCCGCATATGCATATAGTGAAGAAGTTTATATTCCAGACTATTCAAACGCAGACGCAAGCACGGCCGCATACTCCTATTCTTATGATGGAGACTCTAGTGTAGTGGAACGTGCCTATAGTAAAATAGGTTGTCCTTACTCTTGGGGTGGCACTACATCTGCTGGTTTCGATTGTTCTGGTTTTGTTTCTTATTGTCTTACTGGACAAGAAGGTACTAGATTAGGAACTACTGGAACTTTTTCTGGATGAAATAGAACATCTAATCCGCAACCAGGAGACGTTTGTGTAAATGGTCATCATACTGGTATTTATGTAGGTAACGGGAAAATGGTTCATGCTTCAACTTATGGTGTTGGAGTAATTGAAAGTAATGTGTCTAGTGACATGATATACGTTACTTATGGCAATTAAAAAGAATTATTTGACTCCATTTTGATTTTATAGTATAATAAAAGTGGAGGGATAAAAAATGGATAACTTATGGTATGGCTATAAAGATGAACCTTATAGGAAGAGTCGTAAAAAGCGTCGGCCGCGCAAGTCTAAGCATAAGCATGAATATTATCAGTGCCTATTGGATGATGGACATTGGGTAGTAAAAGGTACTTATTGTATTAAATGCGGCCGCATTGATACTTTCTCTTTTGTAAATTATAATAATTGGGCTACTAATACTACTTTGCCTAGATTTAAAGTTGGCAATATCTTTAAAGATAAATATGTAGATTTACGAGATAAAAATTAAGTGATATAATAATATTATGATAAATAAAGAATTAAAAGAGTATGTTGTTGCGGAAGAGCTTATAAATGGTAAGCCTAGTGGTTTTTATACTATTAGAGTAAATACAGATGTAAGCCCCATGCGTTTTGTTGCCGTAGATTCTTTTGATACTTTTCAAGAAGCAGAAGATTATATTAGATATTGTCGGAATAAAACTGTTATACAAACATAGGCGGTGCTGGCCATCCGGCGATGGCAGCGGGCTTCAAACCCGTTTGGTAGGGTTCCAACCCCTCCCGTGGAGATCGACACTTCCACCGCCTGCCAAATAAAGTTTTTTCTGTCATTTTTTTGGCAGATTTATATAAATATTATCTGTCATTTCTTATATATTATAGAAAAGGAAATGATAGAAAGTAGGATAAAATGTACGGTTATATTTATATTATCAAGAATGATATTAATGATAAAGTTTATATTGGTAAAACTTTGTTACCTAGTATAGAAGAACGTTTTCAAGAACATATACGTGAAAGTAATCGACAACATAGACAACACAGACCATTATATAATGCTATGCATAAATATGGTGTTGAACATTTTTATATTGAATTATTAGAACGATGTGATATTAGTTTATTATCTCAACAAGAACAATATTGAATTAATTACTATTCCAGTTATAGTAAAGGATATAATGCAACTTTAGGCGGCGATGGTACTATTCAATATAATTATCAAGAATTAGTCAATGCTTATTTAGATGGTAAATTAATAAAAGAAATTGCAAAAGAGTTTGAATGTGATACTGATACTGTGCATAAAGCATTAATTAATTCTGGAATTGCAGATACTAGATATAATCAACATTTAAGAAATAGTAAATCTTTACAAATGATAGATAAAAATACTGGAGAAGTATTATATAATTTTATAAAAATAGAAGATGCTGCACAATGAATTATTGACAATGGCAAAAGTCAAGGTAAATTACGTTCAGTTGGGGCGTTAATTGGTAGAGCTGCTAAAAAAGAACGTAAAACAGCATATGGTTATGAATGAGCATTTATTTAAGGACAAGATATATGAGTCGTTTTAGTCGTAGAAATTTCAACTTAATTATTCGAGAAATTGAATATATGGAATCTAAGGGTGAGAATATCTGGGTTCCAATTGGTATTCTCGAATATATGTATGATGATGATAAAGGTGAAATTGATAGATATTTTCATGTTGAAAAAGATAAGCGTAGTTTAGATTTGCTTATGAATGAAATAGTGTTTTAGGAGAGCTGGCTGAGGGGTTGAAAGCGCTCGCCTGCTAAGCGAGTAAACGGTATAAGTCGTTTCGAGAGTTCGAATCTCTCGCTCTCCGCCATTGGAAACGTGGCGTAATGGTATCGCACCTGGCTCGAAACCAGGCTTGCCGCAAGGCAATGGGAGTTCGAATCTCTCCGTTTCCGCCATATAGCGAGCGTTAACCAGAGCGGCCTCTGGCACTGTCTAGAAAACAGTTGGTACCTGTGTAGGGTATGGCGATCGACACGTCAGCGCTCGGCCAAACATAATAGAGGGAAAAGCAAAAAATAATGCTTGTCTGCTCTTTTTTTTTATGTTATAATATTAATATAAAGAGAAAGGGGAAAGAAAAATGGCAAAGGTTGAGCTGAACGTTGTTAATGGAAGCATTGAGGATGAGCGCTTCGACAGGGCTATCCGCCGCATCGCCACCTTCTATGAGGACGAACTCTACGACGAGTACGAAGAGGCCATCGAGCGTTACGCCAAGCAGTTTGGCTTGGACGAGAATTTCGTCGAGGACGCCGCAATTGATTACTACTACTACGGCCCTGACTGCGGATAAGGAGAACTCCAATGACCTACGCGCTGCAATGCCCGCTTGACCTTGATGACTCTCAATACTATGATTGGGAGCTTGAGGTCATTCTGGAAGATGATGACTATTTTGTGCGTACAATGACGCACTATACTGCTGTTGAAATTCTCCAGGCAGTTTATACGGAAATGAAGTATTATGACGACATTGCCCGTATTTACATTTGGAAAATCAAAGATGCTACTACTAAGTGGTGGGGTGAGATTGAGCGCAATTAGGAGGATATAATGCCAGACTATACTATTTATTGCCCCACGCATCAGCCGCACAGCTGGTACTTGGAGTTTCATTGTGATCAGACAGAAAACTATGGTACTAATTGGGACTGTGGTACTGCTCTTGAAATGATAGAGTTTGTAAAATGGAAGATGGAACATTATCACTTCATTAAAACCATTGATATTTATATGGATGGTAAGTGGTATGGATGCGTGAAAAGAGATTTGGTATAATGTCTCGCAGTTATCGACATAATTATGTTTTCAAGACTGCGGGTGACAAGTCAATGAAGAAGTTGTTTAATCGTCGGCTTCGTCGCTCGCAGCGTTGTCGTAATATTCCCAGTGGTGGCGCTTACAAGCGTTATAATAATAGCTGGGAGATTGCTGATTATGTGTATAGGTATAACAATTATCGTGATTATCGTGCGCAGCACGAAGATTTTGAGTCTGAGGAGGAGTCCCGCAAGCGGTGGGCTAAGTGGTTTAAGGGCGGTAAGTAGATATGTTTGGAAAAAGGAAACAAAAAACAAAAATGAGTTATCAAATCTATTGCCGCAATTGTGATATATTCTATTATAAGACAAAAGACAATGATAGGAAATGTCCCAGTTGCGGCAGGGATGGATTTATATGGGCAACACAGATAAAACCAAAGGATTAATAATGACTGAACATTCAGTAAAATTGATGTATAATTGTCCTTATTGCGGGGAAGAAGCTCACATAGATATTCATGACCCAAGAGAAAAGGTATATCGACATGTGGGATGTAACACTCCAGGATGTTTGGGAAATATCTGGGCGTGTGATGATTTACTCGTTCTAACTAGAGCATGGAACAAAAGAGCTGAAATTCCTAAATTGGAATATTTGATTGCTGCGATTCAAAATGTAATGGAAAGATAAAAATGATTACTTCTTATTCTTTTGGACAAGATTATAATGGTACTAATAGAAATGTTGCAGACAAATATAAACATTGGTTGAATGATGAAATTCGTGCTGACCTCCAAAAGAATAGAAGTCAATGCGTAAATATTTTTATTAACCTTTCGGGAGACTTCAATAAAGGTTCGGCAATTCGGAGTCACAACGCATTTTTGGGAAAAGAAGTTTATATTGTAGGTCGCCGCAAATATGATGTGCGGGGTACCGTTGGGACTTTTCATTTTGAAAATGTATTTCATGCTGATAATTTGCGGGAAGTCATAGATAAACTTCATTCTGAAGGATATATAATTTTTGCTGTAGATAATATTGAAAAATTCAATCCTGAAAATATAATGGATGTAGAACTACCTATTAAATCTGCATTTGTATATGGCGAAGAAGGTGACGGCTTATCTGAAGAACATATACAAATGTGTGATAGAATGGTTTATATTCGACAATATGGTTCGGTGCGGAGTTTGAATGTTGCATCGGCCGCAACGGTTATTATGTATGAATATACCAAACAATATAATATGCTTAAGGCTGATAAGAAAAAATAATTCTTGTCAGCCTTATTTTTTTTTGATATAATATATATAGAGAGAAAAAGAAGGGGTTAGTTTTAGGAAGGAACTTTCCATGCGTGATTGGAACACACAATTCAATTATTTTGATGATGATGAACTGGCCGCAGATTGGTTTAATCATATGTGTACTCGGTTTAATACTAAGCTTTTTCACAATCAGGAAGAACTGCTTTATATGGCTGGTGAATTGGGTCATGGTGCTCTTCCTAAATTTAAGGAGGGTGCTATCGACAAGATGGCGGATATTTTTGATGATGTCATGAGTTGGATGAAATCCTGTGTCATTTATGGGTTCATCAAGGATTATCGTCTCAGCAACGTAGACCTTTCTGATGAAATGGTTGATTGGCTCATAGATGAAATGGGCGCAGATGCTTATGGCGACTGGGAAATCGAAACTCGTAATCGTATTGTTGACGAGTATGCGGATGCACTTGGTCGTGAACGTGCAAAAGAACTTGCTAAAGATTGGTGGGGTGAAAACAATGGGGTTCGTTAAACAGTATTATATGCCTGATGTTGATGATATTAATGACGAGCACTTCTACTTTCAGGAAGACGCATATTATGATGCTCTTGATGTTGCAGACGAAATGGAGCGCGTTATTATCGAAGAGGAGTTCAATGTTGTTGAACTCACTCGTACTATTACGTTGATTAAGGAGTGCGCAGCCGAGTTTGGTATTGAGTGTGATAACGCTACCGCCGCACTCCAAGATTTTATTGTTGAATATGAACAAGCTTTGAAAGAGGATAAACATGGTAGACAAAAATTCGACTTCTAAATACACTAACAGTATCAACTATGATATTACATATAAACAGCCTTATACGTGAACTACTAGTACTACTTCTACAACTGGAAGTAAAATAATGAATGATTGTGTACTTTCTATTAACGCACAGCTTGATGATGCAATTATCAAACAAATTGTTGATAAGTTTGATTGCGTAAAAGAAATGGAAGAGAAGCGTCAAGCTGAAAGAGAACTAAAAGCAATTCAGAAACGCAATTCTCGACTTCGAGGTCTTATAGATAACGTAATCTTCAGCGGCCCTGTTACAGTTGTCAAGTGGAAGGATGGCTCGCATACTAGGGTGCGGTGTGCCGAAGGCGAGCGGTATGATCAGGAAAAGGGTCTACTCGCAGCTATGGCGAAGAAGCTGTATGAGGATACTAATATTTATGTAGAGGAACTCCGCAAGTGGTGTGACGACGATGATGATATTGAAGAAGAAGATATTATCAGTCACCTGGACAAAGAAGATGTAAAGACTCTGAAAAGGTTTTTTGGTTACAATGACTAATCTTTTGCTTGAAACTGAAGGAAAAATGAGCTATTATGGTCTACATTGGGAAGATGTGGACTTTATAGCATGTAAAGATTTTTCAATTTCAGTTGATAATTTTCGAGAGATTGCAGCTATTACGGAATATGATTCGGGATATGGCTCCGCAGAAGTTGCCATTGACCTTATAATAGTGTTTAAAGATGGTTCTTGGTTTGAACGGCATGGATATGATGGTAGCGAGTGGTGGATACGAAAGCAGCTTCCCCGCAAACCTCATATAGAGCAAGAGATTGATTTTTTGGCTATCCCGCAACGTATAAAGCATGATTATGGTTCTATGGGTGATAATGATAAATTAGGTGTTTATTTTGACCCTACTTTATATGAACTCAATATTAGTTAATCAGGTGATACTTAATGAATGTATGGTTTGTTATTTTAATGTTCATGTTGATTATTCTATGCTATATTTTAGCCTATGGTTGGTCTACAGGAGCATGGAGTCCCATTCGTCAAATTCGACTTCTAAAAATGCGGCATAATAATCGTCATTGTTATAATTGTAGATATTTGGGTTACAATAATGAATGTTACGCTTACAAGGGACGCCTCAAATATGATTATACCACTGGTACTAAAGTAATGATTGGAGCAGAGAAAATTAGATACATTACTGATACTATTGGAACCAAATATTGTAAATGGAAGTCTGCTTTTAAAAACTAATTGACTAAACTTCTCTTTTATAGTATAATAATTATATAAAGAGAAAGGGGTTCAAAAATGACTTATGAAATGGTGAAGCTGCGCAAGATGCTGGATAAGGCTGGAATCAGATGGTATGATGACAGCGTCTATCAGTTTGGTACGCACTTCCAGCGCACCAAGTTTACCAATAAGTTTGGTGAGTCATGCTCGGTTATCTTTATCGAGGGTATGTCGTATGGCTGGCAGGGCGGCTTCCTTGAGTGTATGCCCGCATTGTCGCGTGATCCCGATTATGATGATGAGGTTCAGGGCTGGTTGACGGCTGATGAGATTGCGGCTGAGTGGCTGTAAGAGAGGGGTATATATCCATGAAGTGTATGAAGTGCGGCAGCCATAACGTTGAAGTGAAGGTTGGTCGTTACTACAGTAAGGATAAAGGAATCAAGCATGACATTTGGATGCGCCGCATCGTATGCTTTGACTGTGACTACCGCAATATCGAGTATGGCGATTTCAGTCCAAAAGTCAAGAATTATTGTGAGGTTAAATAATGTATTGTCCATTAACTTTTAATTGTCAGCAAATGAAAGAGTGTTATGTAGACTGCCCGTGAGCCTGTATAACGCCGCAAGGTTTTGGTTGTGCTATTGCTTTTAATGCTATTCGTGGAGAAAGTAGTGTTGGTGTTAACTTAGAAGTATTACCGGATTATCTACTGCCGCAGGAAGAGGTTGAAGAAGAGGATGAAGTGTCCGAACTGTAATTTTTCCTCTGGACTATTGGATGATTTCCATTGGGAAATATATAACCAAAAGGATATACCTCCTAGACATATATTGACAGTAACTTGTCCCGAGTGCGGGTACCGCCAACTCGCCCGCATAGACGAGTATCTGGCGTGTATGTTCTCTTCATGGTTAGTAGCGAAAAATGAAGTTGGAAATATGAAAGACTGGTATGTTAAGGCTCCGTAAGGAGCCTTTACTATTATATTTTTTTGTGGTATAATAATTATAGTGGGTATAGTATTATGTTCAGATAGAGGACATCGAATTGGATGAACGGCCGCATACCTGGTCTTGTGTTTTGTATGTAGGGTGCAAAAAATATCTGCTAACCTGTAAAAAAATGTCTGCTAACTATATAAAATTTGTCTGCTAACTATATAAAAAATGTCTGATAATATAAAAAATGTCTGCTAAAGTGTAAAAAAATGTCTGCTAATATGTTGAGGTCGGCGGGAATTTTGGATATGGGCGTATAGAAAAGTATAACAACTGCAAAAAATGTCTGCTAATATTAAAAAAATGTCTGCTAACCTATAAAAAAATGTCTGATAAAGTATAAAAAAATGTCTGCTCCTAAAAGACAAAAGACAAAAGACGATTAAAGACCCAAGTTTTTTCTGTCTTCGACAGAAAAAAGGCTAGCCGATTAGCCTTCGGCTAATCGCTAGCGATTTTATAGTTAATTTTAAAAATTGGAGTTGAAATATGGTTAAAGAAGATTATATCATGGTGGATATTCATCCTGATAACATGAAAGAAAAAAATTACAATTTAAGAGGTATGGCTTTAAGTAATTTTTTAGGTACTGTAGATTTAGCCACTAATCAAAGAGTAATTGAAAAACAAGAATTTTTAGGACAATTAAAACAAGTTTTAAAATTAAGTAAATATAAATGTAAAATTATAATACAAACATTTATAGATTTGAATATTATAGAGGAAGATAATAAATATTATTATATTAATCCTGTTAGTAGTAACTTTTTGAAATTAGTAGTTCCTACTGCAAAATATTGTATAAATAATCTTAGTGATTTTTGTTTTAAAGTATATTGTTATATGTTAAATAAGTATAATATGCATATAACTTATAGACATTTTGAAAATTATTTCTTTTCTTATAAAGAATTATTGAGTGATATAGGTTATAGTAATAGTACAGTAAATATGAATATGTTACAACAAGCATTAACTACATTGGAAGAATTAGGTTTTATTAGTTATGGACATGAAGCACAAGGTAGACCAGGAAAGCATGGTACTTATCATGAATTATATAGTGTAAATCAAATTGCTCCTGTTCAGGTTAAGGCTGCTAAAACTTATCTTGAAAATAAATATGAAGTTAATGAAGATATAATGGATGATTTAGTTCTACCGGATGCGGAGGTAGCTAAAGCATGGTTAGAGTCTGGGGCGTATGATATGAAGAGTTTACCAAAAGGGTATTTAGAGGCTTATAAGGAGAAATATGAAACGGTGTAAATATTGTGGTGGAGAGCTTATTAAGAAAAAAGAATTAGAAGAGATATGGGTTAATGTTACATTTGGAGCACATGAAACAGTATATAAACCTCATTATATATGGGAGCATAAAGATGATATAGCGGCTTATAATGCACAATGTCCACGTTTTTATAAAGAATGTCGTAGAATACCGTGGGATGAACCATATCATCATAGGTCTAGGTGGAATTTAGGTCGAGTATATGATGATGCCACTGGAGAATGAAGTGATTGGGATGATAATATGTAAAATTGTATAAAATTGTGTTATTTAGTATAAAATTGTACTATCCAGTGGAACTTTAGCATAAAATTGTGCTTACACCAGGGACTGGTGTGGGCAGGTCATGACAAGGCAAAATTTTTGTGCTCGACGCCGCACCCGATACCATAAAAAGGATTTTTTTACTTAACTTTCATTCCCAATTTTTGAGTTGGCATCTGAAAAATCAAAGTACCACAATATTTTGTGGTGTTTTTTATTAAAACATTAAAAAACGTATACTACATATATGGTTAATTTTAGACTTTGTACAAAAATCGCGCCATTTTAACAACGAGTGATTATAGATGGATTACTAATCGGCCGGAAATTTCCCGGTTACTAGACGTGGCCGTATACTGAAAGTCTATTTTCTCTCTTGGACGTGCGGCTGCCCAGTTAAAAATAAGACTTGACAGGACAAGCTTTTTGTGGTATAATTAAATTAGTATTATTATTAAAAAAAATTATTAAAATCAAAACTCATTTTCAAGTCTCTTGGAAAAATAATGGTTTTCAAAACTTAATTTTTTTAGTATAATATATATATAAAGAAAAGAGAACTTTGAAAAAAGAATAACAAAGCGAAAAATTCTTGAAGATTCTTTGAGAAAAATTTTCATTTTTGAAAAAAAATTTTCATTTTTAAGTTCA